GTTGACATTGACAAAGCAAGAGCAAAGTCTAAGCACACTGAAGAGACCAAGCTAAAGATAAGCGCAGGCGTGAAGGCTAATCACGGACACAAAGACGGTCTAACAGAATCTCATAAGTCTAAGATTAAAAAGACTATGACAGGCACACGCCAAGACTACATGAATCCTATGTACGGTAGAAAACATAAAGAATCTACACGACAAAAGATGCATGAGGCTTGGAAGAAACGTGTACGTAAGCGTTGGATATGTGGCCCAGAAGGAGCTTTCTTAGTTCCTAAACATGAGCCACTGCCCGAAGGCTATCAACTTGGAATGAAGTACGACAAATATCGTCCCGAAGACTAGAGAATATACTCAAAGTTATTTGTAGTCTCGTTGTCTCCGATCTTCTTCGCCCCATTCTTCAAATGAAAATTTTCTGCCATCTCTGTCTTAGGAGATAGTGTAACAATTCTAGGCCAATAACTTTTTGAGATTTCTTGATGCTCTTGCTGTACAAAGCGAAGCAGACATTCAATAATCTGTCTGCCTGCTCCTTTCTTGTAAGACCAAACAGTATAAGGTGACACAACCATTTCATGTCCTTCTTTTGATGTTAGGTCTTTCTCTTCAGTAGGTACACCGAATGTCAATGCACAGCATACTATGGCAAGGACTTCAGTGCCTTCGACTAGTGCAAATGCTTTATTTCTGCCACTTGTTCTAAACTCAGCAGAAAGATGCGGTCGAACAGGATCATCCTTAATATAAGGTGCGATTTGTTCTTCTGTTAAATGCACGAAATTTCTCATCAGATAACCACTTCGTCTCGGGCGGATTTGCCTTTCCTAACTCTAGGAGTCTTTGTAGCAGGCTTTTTCTTGGCACTTTTTCGAGGCGGTTTATTATACTCCTCTATACCAAGAATCGGCAAACACTTCTCTAGTTTAGGATAGAGTTTCAATAACTCTCCATCTTTAACTGCGGTGAGAATCTTAGCTTCTTCGTGTTGTACTGCTTCGAGAATATTGACCCACTGTTGTTCACGCTTCCATGGCGGTAGATTGCTCATGTTGCTATTAGGATCTACAAACTGTTTTACTCTGCGCCATTCAAGCGTGAGTGTAGTCTCACCCATGCCCGCAGGAATATCATCTTGAATCTTTGCTGTCTCTGGCATACCTTCTGGCAATTGCCAGTCTACTTTCTCAGCACCTACACCCATGCGAACAATAGGCACTACTGTTTGATTCTTAGAAGCCCAAGTCTTGAGTCGCTGTACTTGTTCTTCTGGCTTGTCGGCATCGAACACCCACTTAAAGCCTTCGTCTACTTGTCTAAAATTATTCTGCATCTTCATCTCCAAAAGATTCTAACTCATCTTGTTCTATGAGCATAGCAAACTCAGTTTTGATTTCTTCGAGTTCTCTTGCCTTTCGCTGCTCATCTGTTTCTTTTAAGGTATCAACCTCAATCAAGACTTCTCTATTCGTCATCTTTAATCTCCCAATCCACATCATAACCGCCTTTGCGATCTGTCCATAAATCATCTTCACGGTCGTAATCGAAATCCCACATGAATTCATTGAACTCATCTGATTCTTCTTCGTAATGTTCCATGAAAGATTCTACACTACCAAAAGTTTCGATGATTGCTTCTTCTGGCACATCATAAGTGAATGTGCTAGTCATTTGGTGATATTCACGCTTTTCAATAATCATTTAAAAGTCCGCCATAACTTCAAGCATGTTCTTCATTTTATGCTTGATAAAATAATTTAATAGTTGAGACTTATCGCCTCCCTGTTGTCGTTCGTAACTACTTATAATCTCATCTTTGATGTCTTGCGGAGTCTTAGTTAAGTCCACAAGCATTTGATTACGATTGTAACCGTGAGACATATCAGCAGTGATCCACTTCTCAGGAGGAGTTTTCTTCCACTCTGTTAGTAGATTCTTACGAATAGACTTTTGCCTAATGCCTTCAACAAAACAATTGTCTGCCGATAGCATGTTAGGTACACCGTCACCTTTGTCGCCTGTGATGATGTGTTCCATCAATACTTGTTCAGCAGGCTCTTTGATTTTGATCCACTTCTTCTGTGCAGGTGAGTACTGTTTCACATTGCTCCACTTCTGTAACTGATTGAAGTCATGATCACCTGACAACACTAGAAAAGGAATCTGTGTGCCTTCATCAAACAAACCACCACCTTCGCCTGCTGTCTGTGAATATTCAGCGAGTGTACCGATAACATCATCAGCCTCAGCACCGTCAACATCGATTACAGGATAAGGAAAGTATTCATCCAGTTCGTTGCGAATAGTAGTCAGTGCCTCGAATATAGCAGACCAATCGTGTGCGCTGTCATCTCGTGCTTTCTTTCGGTGTGCCTTGTAGTAAGGAAATACATCTCTACGCCAATAGCGTCTGTTGTCGCAAGCGATTACTACCTCATCGCCAAATTCATCTGAGAATTTGTTTTTGTATGAGCGTATTGTGTTGAGTATCATGTGACGCATCAATGGCAAATTGACCTCGATGTCTGAACCGCCACGATGACCAATCTCACCCATGAATGTAGCAATTGCTACTTGATTAAAGTCTACTACCATCATGTTATATAACCCTCACAATAACCATCGAAGGAAGTAATCGCTTGCGAGGTGCGAGTTTCTTGCCACGAATCGTGTCAACATATTTGTGCAGTCCGTTCTTGCGAGCTGCCATAAATTCAGGTACCTGTACTTCAGGCTTTCGCATTGTCTTCTCATAAGACTTTGCTTCTGAATAGTTATCTATACTAGTGCCTTTCACACTTAGCGTACCCTCATACTCTGAGGCATACACACCGATCTTTTTACGAGCAGTGTCATAGACCCACACTTCACTTGCGCCAATGATTTCTACAGGATCAACTGACTTGAGATTGAGTTCAGCAAACTCCTTGAGATACTTGAGACGGCGAACAACCTTTGTCTTGTCTGTAGGCTTCTTACGGCGAATACGGACAATCTTCTTTGACTGTTTAGTTTCAAGTAGACCTGTTTGTAATTGAGCATAAAACTCTACGAGCTTTTTAATTGTAGACAGTTTAAGATGACTGTAGCCTTCTACTAACTGCTTGTCCCACTCACTAAGATCTCCTTTGAGATTTCGAAGAGATAACAGTTCACGCCACTCAAATGCCATTTCATCTAGCTTTGTGTAGGCTGTTGTGAGTTCTGCTGCGTTGAGTTTGTATCCCTCAACAAATGATTCTATATTGACTTTGCCGTTCTGTGCAATTGCAGCCTGAACATCTTCTACGCCATCGAGAAAGTTATCAAGATTTTTTCTGATAGACACCACTTTGGGTGCTTCTTCTTTGTCGGCAACATAAGCATTACCCTTTGCTACCAAATCATCTTTGATAGAGTGAAGGTACTTTTCATGTGCCTGCGTCATGTAGCCGAGCTTAGACCAAATGTAACCATACTTAGCGATAGAATAGAAAGTAGAATCAGGCGACTTCAGAATGCTTGTTACATCATCTGCCGAAAAGTTCGCCTTCATCCACTTCTTGATGTGAGGCACACCAGACTTGTCGGCAACTTCGTAGTGAGTGAAATACTCACAGTCACGAAATGCTGCCTCACGGTCTGCCTCGTCTGTGTACTCTTTAAATTCTCGCCATTTAGGTTCTGGGAGAACGTAAGTACTGCGTTGTCGTTTTGCCATTAAAGGACTCCTTATTTTCATTACAATAGTAATTATAACACCTAGGAGTCACGTTGTCAAGCACTAATCTGCTGCTCTAACATACTCATTTTGAATAGAAAAATCAATGACTTTATCAAACTTGATAGTACGCCAGCCTTTCTTCTCTGTATCGAATACAGTGAGAACACCTGCAGCCTTTGCCTTTCCGGTACCTTTTGTTTCCGGCACAATAGACTCTTGTAGAGTACATTTCATATCACGCACTGTACCGTCAGCCTTTTCAAACTGGACATTGCACTCATAGCGATTCAGATAGTCTACTACTTTGCCTTGCCATGCTGCTTCATTTCTTTCACGGTGGTAGTTCATACTTTAGTTCCTTTCTTATCAATTAACCATTCAAGTTTTTTGCGAACTCGTCTATCAAGTCGCTGTACATGTTGTAGATCGTCTTCGGTGATTTCCATATCACTTTCTGGTTCAGGCTCAGATTCAGTCTCTTCGATGCCAAACTCTTCTACTTCTGGCTCTAAGTCTTTCTCTGATATAAACGTGATACTTTCACCTTTACGCTCTTTCATGCTCATATTAGCCGCTACAACAAGCAAGATAGCCAACGGGTCAAATACAAGTAT